GAAAATGGGGTTGTTTCGTCTAATTCAAACTGTGCAGTTGATCCTGCCGGATCAAAAATGTACTGTCTGAGATAATTAATTCTATATACTTCGTCGTTGACGATAAACGAACAAGGCAGCTGCGGGGGTCTGATTAGTCCTGAGATCGCCAATCTTGTAGAAGTTATAGCATTAGTGATACGGAATTGTAGGTTACCGGTAAATCCGTCAACAAACATACCCCCACCGAATTTTTTGTAGCCGGTGCTTTTGCTGAATACAGCACCTTCTTGTGCGTACGGTGACTTAGCAAGAATTTGTCCTTCCGGGTCAAGCACCATCGCAAAACCACCGTGGCCTTGCATAGTCATTGCTCTAAGTATTACAGCATCGTTACACAGGAATACATCAAGTTCGTCATTATTTTTCGGTAAATTACTAGGAGAATTTTCAATTATATCTAGAAGAACATCTATTAATATACCTACAGCCCCACCTTGAGGTGTAACAGTTCCTCCGCTACCTGGTACATAAGCAGTAAATCCAGCGCCATTTACACTGGTAGTAAGATTAAAATCTGTATATAAATCTATTCTAGTCGGTTGATTGGCGACAGTTTTCACATAATAGGTATTGCCATTGAGATTGGTCATGCTGCCACCGGCTATTCCGGAAATATCTATTTTTTCTTTGTCTGCATAACCGTGTGCTACCGTAAAGGTTAATCTCACAGAATTAGCTTGGGATGCCGCGCTGATACTTCTTGGCAGAGCACCTGCTCCCCGTTCTGCTTGATACGCAGCATCGGCAATCTGTGTAGCGGTGCCATAGATCTGTGACTCATCTAATTCTATATTTTGTATAATTCGTTGAACTAGGTACTCTAATCTTTCAATAGCAGCCAGTGTTTCATCTAGCTGACTACTTATAGCTAGAGCTGCACTTTCATTATATGGGTCTCTGTACTTCAATGCAGCAGAAACAGTTCGATTATAACCTCCGTATTTCAAATCGTATATCATTGAATCGATGATTAATCCCACATCTCGTTTACAGATTTCACTATTGTAGGAGAATGAACTAGTGAAGGGTGCTAGGTTTTCTTCTATCTGATAATCAATCCAGGCTACAACTTCTGTTTGCAAGAAAAGTTTGTTTAATGTTAAAAGTTCTGCAGCACTGGTAAATGATCCTTTATTGTTTTGTAAAGGATAAATTGGACTATCTGAATTTTCTAAATAATGGTAACCGAATAATCTATCTGATGTAGGAAGCTCATCTATAGTTCTATCTCTTCTAAAGTTAATAAGAGCCCACGGACTGGTAGTGAATCCTGGTTTAGGTCTTATTATAGTTCTTCTAAATTCGTCACCAATCACAGCAACGTTCTGTGGAATTTTCAGAGGAAGGTTCTCTTCGTAGATTCCGCTTTCGACAAACACTGATATTTGAGTATTTCTAGTAATATCTCCGTAGGATATTCTTTCGCCTTCTTGGAAAGAACCGTAGATAATATCAACATCGAAAACTTCAGACAAATTGCCAAATTCAGAAGTTCCATCTAATGCACCTGTGTGTGCTAATATTTGTGCTAATGCTCCTGATGTTTCCCCGTATAGATATAGACCTTCTCTAATATCTCTACCGCGTATAGCTTCGGGTGTACCTGTAAGAACATCCCCAGTAAAGTCAGTTCTTTGACCGTTGGTAAAAATTAAAAATCTTGGTAAATCTACTACACAGGTTGGAACCCCGGTATATCCTGATCCCCTACTAGTAATAGTGAGAGTATCAATACTACCGTCGACTTGATTTACAGTTGCGGTTCCGAAAGCATTAGTTCCGCCGCCGCCGACAAATCTTACCGATACAAGAGTATAGCTAGAACCTGCGCCTCCTGAATCAATTTCAACGCTGTTAACATTAAATGTTACATTAAACGTAGCACCGCTACCAGGTGTAGAACCACCATTGGCGTTTGTTGCTGTAGTGTTTACTCTAACCGAACCGCTTATAACACTGCCTGGAATTACTCTATATTTTCCTGCACTAAGCTGTTTTATAGACAGTATAGGACCTCTTCCTCCACTGCCTTCGAATGCATCTACATCTAAAACTTCATATCGTGCTTGAAGACCAGTACCTCCAGAAACTGTAAGAATATCTCCGATGGCATAATTTGCACCGCCAAAATTGATACTAATTTCGTCTACGCTAACAAATGTAGTTCCCGAGAATCCAGTTCCCGACAACGGAGAAGTACTAATATCTGTAAGATAACAGAAATTAGCACCGTCGTTATATGTTAAAACTTTTCTGTAAGGTCCTATTTCTAAAGGACTTTCATTGATGATTTCTTCAGCACGTTTTAACGCAGCTTCTAACGTTTTGTATGCATACGCTAATGCTCTACCCTGTAACGCATTTGATACACCAACTCTAGAATCCTCACCAGAAGTTGCTACATATAAATTGGCTACACTTCCAAAAGCAGAAGCGTCTACGTATCTTTTAGTAGCAGCAATTAAACCATTGTATGTTTCGTCGTCATCTGGTTCGGGATCTCTAGATAAAATCAAAGGACCAGTCATTCTACCAAATGCTGAAGTAGTTTGACCACCATCCGGATCTATCGCTTCTACTCCTGCTAAAGCTACTTTCGTGTCAGCGTACCCTTTATTAGCGGCCTCGTCGCTGGTCACAGGAGTTGCAAGGTCTTGAATACGGTATTGATTATTACCTGATTGTGCTGAAAGATTTCCACCTAACTGAGGATTTTTATCTCCAGATATGGAAGAAAACAGTGAAGATATAGTTATAGAAGACGGTGTACTATTAATATTAATACCGCTACCTTCGACTATAGATTTAAAAACTACCTGTCCGCCTTGCTCTTCGCTTACAGCCAGTACTTTATTGTCCTGGCCCTGAAACGAACTTGGAGTTTGATCTAATCCTGTAAATGATAATCTTTCACCTAATCCTAATGAACCGTAGAGTTCTCTAAAATTATCATTTACTTTTCGGAAAGCATCACGTATACTATCACCGGTACCGTCGTTGCCAAGTGTTCCAATATCTATCGATTTTCTTGCCATAATAATTCCTAAGAATATGAATTTCTAAGTATTTAGCCCAAAATTCTGTAAGCCTAATGTAAATACTTGATGTTTCTAAAAACAGAAATTGAATCTACAGAATATGTTCGAGTCAGCAAGTTAGGCAAAGAACATCGGTATAAAAGAAAAAAGACCTTAGCGGTCTTTAGATGTGATAACTGTGATCAAATTTTTAAGAGAGAACTTAAAAAAATACACAGTAAAAGATTAAGTAACAATTATTTTCATTGCTGCTCAAACTGTGATGCAAAGAAATTCGCTCAACGCAAAGGAGTCGAACGAAAGAAAATATGGGATATGCCAGCTAGTTTAGAGTGGCCAGTGTCTAAATTCTAAAACTTTCGCCGCAGCCACAGCGGTCTCGTTCGTTAGGATTAATAAAATCAAAACCTTCGTTTAAGCCTTTTTTCAGCCAATCCATAGTCAAACCGTTTAGATAAGGCATAGCTTTAGGATCTACGAATATGTGTACTCCTTCGCTGACAAAGCTAAGATCTTCCTGCATAGGATTGTCAACGTATTCTATAGTATATGCAAGTCCGCTACAGCCTGTGGTTTTTACACCGATTTTAATTCCGTGTCCTTTGCCTCTATATTCTAGATGATGTTTTACTTTGTTAGCTGCTAACGGTGTTAGTGATATCATGTTTGGCTTTATAATCAGCTACTGCGGCTTTGATCGCATCTTCGGCTAGAATACTACAGTGTATTTTAACTGGCGGTAAGGCTAGCTCTTCGGCGATAGCGGAGTTTTTAATTGTTCCTGCTTCGTCGAGGGTTTTTCCTTTGAGCCATTCTGTAACGAGGCTCGAGCTTGCGATAGCCGATCCGCAGCCATACGTTTTAAATTTTGCATCTGTAATAATACCTGTATCATCATTGACCTTAATCTGTAGTTTCATAACATCTCCGCAGGCAGGAGCACCAACCATACCGGTGCCCACCTCCGGATCATTCTTATCAAAGCTACCCACGTTACGAGGGTTCTCATAGTGGTCAATAACTCTGTCAGAATATGCCATACTATCTCCTTATTGTTTCTTAGCAATCATGGCCTGGATTTTTTCCTGTACGATCTTAGCCCAAAACGGCTGCGGAAAATTCCATCCGATAAATGCTCCAACTGCTACCCATAATAGTGTATCTAACATTTTACGCTCCTTGTAAACGGATATCAACAACTTCCCAGTTGATGATTCTCCATATATTATTTAAGTACTTTGCCTTATCCTGTTGGTAGTCCAGTGCCCAAGCGTGTTCCCAAGCATCTATCAACAGAGCAATTTTCATATTCTTTTTATATTCGTGATTATGTATTGTGTGCAGTTTGCCGGAGGTATCCATATAGATCCAATTGGATCCTTGAGCGGCCATGAACTCTTTTTCAAAAGCCTCTTTAAACTTTTCAAAATTTCCATAATTATCTTCGATCAGAGTCTTACTGATCCCCTCTGGTTTATTAGCAGCCCTAGGTGGGGTAAGATTAGCAAAGAAAATATTATGTAACATAGCACCACCGTAGTTAAAATCCGGGTCGCCTTCACCTTTGTTGTAACGTTCAGAGTATTTGGCAGCTAATCCGTCGTAATGATATTTGACGGTATCTTCGCTCATCACAGGCTCTAACTCGTTTTTATCAAACTTGAGTTTATCTTGACGGATTTCGCTCTTGTCTTTGTTTTCTGTTATACTTTTAATAAAATGTAGCATATGCATATTTACCGTGCTAAATAAACCACAAGGAGAAAAACCTATGGAAATCGTACTTCTAGCAATCGCCGCAGTGGTAATTGGTGCTTTTGTTTATTACAATCGTTCTTCAAAAGGACTCGATGTAAACAATGATGGCAAAGTTGACGCTGCTGATGCCAAGGCTGCTGTTCAAAATGTCGTTGAGGGCGTAAAAGCCACCGCCGATGTTAACAAGGACGGAAAAGTTGATTCTGCAGATGTAGCAGTGGTAAAAGAAAAGGTCAAGACAGTTGCCAAAAAGACAACAGCCAAGGCCAAAGAAACTGTTACGAAAGCAACAACTCGCGGTCGCAAGCCAAAGGCTCAATAATCTTTTGAGCCTCTTCGTAAAGTGCAAATGAAGCTAGATTCTTAGCTTTGCTTTCGCACATTATATCGAAGTCATCCCTAAAACTCAGTGCCCATTGATTCGCTGCTGTATTCCAGTAGAAGTTTGAATGCGCTCTGAGTTTTGCTTTTTTATGTCCGCTGTCTAGTAGCGTCCGAAGATCGGGACTGATGTGTCCGGGATGGTCATTAAGATGCTCTTCCCGTGAAACACTATAATGTATGACAGGACGCACACCGCGCCAACTATCAATAATCCTTTTAACACGGTTATCATTCGGGTCAATATATTCTCCTGTGTTAATCCAATGATGATGTATGTCTAATACCAGAGCACAATGATCGACTAGTTCTAGACTAGAATCAATACCCCAACTGATTTCGTCGTTCTCAATAGTTAGTGTATTACGAGCCTCTGGTGTCATGCGAGCCAACGCAGCAACGATTCCCATTGGGCCTTGTCTACCTGCGATATGAACGTTGATTTTAAAGTCTTGAAACGTCCTACCAAATCCCATCCAGCGAGCCATGTCCACATGATATTCAAACTCCTCTATTGAGCGATTGACAATATCTGGATTATCGCTAGCAAGGACAGTAAACTGCCCGGGATGAAAACTAAGGCGAACGTTCCTCTCGCGAGCCAGAGCTCCCACTCTTCCAAATTCTCTTTCGCAATAATCTCTGACTGAGGAATCCCGCCAATACCCGCCCCAAGTTGGCTCAGTGTAAACAGGAAGGATGTCGCTACTGAGTCGTACCATTCTAAGATCTTCATCTAATGAACCTACCTTTTCAACAAGTAAGTGAATCGACTCAATGTTCTGCACCATAAGGTCCCAGAGTTTTTGTTCGGCGACTGTCTTACTCTGTCTATTTAACCAGGCAACAGTGGTACTACCAGTATTGTATTTTTTGCAGTCATCCTTGGGCTTGATGCCGTCGACTTGACTAGGATGATCTATCCATTTGCAGGCGAAACCGATACGTTTGGGCATAGTTGTTTTAGTGTGTTCC